CCAGCAACAGCGATGCCATCCGCCAGCGTCTGCGTGAGCTGCAGCGCAAGCAGGTTGAGGCTGGCTTCTTTGAGACCGCGCATTACCCGGACGGCACGCCGGTTGCCTATGTTGCCGCTATTCAGGAGTTTGGCAGTCCGAGCAACGGAATACCGGCGCACCCATTCTTTCGGCCAACCATCGCTGCCCAGCAGGCAGCCTGGCGCGAGAGCATGCGCGAGGCCGTGGCAGCCATTGCGCGAGGCGACATACCGATCACGCCAGCGCTAACGCAGGTCGGCCTGGTGGCGGCCGGCGGAGTGGCCGAGAGCATAACCAAAGTCACGACCCCTGCACTGTCAGATGCGACGATCTACAGCCGGCAGCATCGCACCAACAAGCAGCGCAACATGAGCACGAAACCGCTGATCGACACGGCGCTGATGCTTCAATCCGTAACCGCGCAGGTGACTGACAAATGATCCCCGGCATGAACCTGCTAGCCGTGGCCATGGGCGCCATTGCATCCGAAACCGTCACATGGCGCCAGTACGCCGGCCGCACGAAAAACGCGCTTGGGCAATGGGTGACGACCTACGCCGCGCCGCAGCAGATCGCCGGGAGCTGGCAGGCTGTACAGCGCGATCAGTATGCCGAGCTAGGCCTCGACATGGCCAAGTTCTACTTCAATTTCTACACCCCGCGCGCGCTGGCTGGCGTGGCCGATGGGCGCGCGCCCGATCAGATCGACCACGGCGGGCGCCGGTACAGCGTGCATGGCGTGGTCCCGTGGTCGGGCATCGACGGCTGGAATCACGCCGTATGCGTGGATATCGGGGCCGTGCCGAATGACTGACACAGAGCTGGCCATCCTGCTGCGCGCGCAACTACTGGCCGGCCTCGCAGATATCGGCCTGCCGGATGTCGAGGTGATCGCTAACCAGCAGCCAACCAGCCAGGGGCGAGCTGATGGTCAAGCCGTCTACTTTTTCAAGGTCAGCGATCCTCGGCGCGGCTGGCAGTCGCGGCGCAATGTCATGTCCGGCGACGTCCCGCGCAAGCTGGAAGAGCAGAACGTCGACTCGACCTACCAGTTTATGGCCCTGGCCAAGCAGAGCCCGAGCGACATCACTGCACCGACCGCCTCCGACCTGCTCAATGCCGCGTCAATGATCCTCAGCTCGCGCAGCGTGGGTCGCGCACTGTATGCGCAGGGCGTCGGCGTGCAGGTGGTTGGCGACATGCGCAATCCCTATTTCCAGAACGCCAGAGCCCAGTTTGAGGCGTCGCCGTCCTTCGACTTTACCGTCAGTCATAGACGCAGCATAATGACTGCCACTTCTGTGATTGAAGAAATCAATCAAGAAACCCACCCCATGGAGGTCGCCGATGGCGATTAGCTCTGACAAATACGTCCGAATCGTCACGGCCGCCGCCGGGGCGGAATCGGTGCCTACTCAGGCACTGCATTTGCGCCGATTCACCGACAATCCGCTGATCCCATACGGCGCGGTTCTGGAGTTCGACCAGGTGTCTGCCATCGCCTACTTCGGCGCCGACAGCAAGGAAGCTATCGACGTAAACGCCTACTTCGGCTACACGTCTCCGGCGCCGGCATCCAAGGCAAGCCGCATTCAGTTCGCCGCGTGGCCGCGCACCGCTCGCGTGCCAACTGTATACGGCGCCAAGCTGCAATCGTCCCTGGTCAGCCTCCAAGCCATTACCTCCGGCAGCCTGACGCTGTCGCTCGGTGGTGGATTGGAAGAGTTCGCCGGCCTGGACTTCTCGGCGGCCGTGACCCTTGCCGACATCGCCTCCTCGATCCAGACCAAGCTGCGCACCAGCATTTCCACGCAGTTTGTCGGCGCCACGGTTTCGTTCGACGCCATTCGTGGCGCATTCGTGATTGCTGGCACCGTTGCAGAGGACGCTGCTGTCGAGGTCTCGACCGGCACCACTGCCGCCGCCCTGGGCCTGATCGGCAGCTCTGCGATCTACTCCAATGGATCGGCCGCAAAAAGCACTCTGCAGGCGTACATTGCCGCGCTTGAGCTGTCCGACAATTACGGCCCGGCCTCGTTCCGCTGGCCTGCTGGCTACTCGCCGGACCTAGAGGCCGACGTTATTCCGCTGGCTCAGTTTGTAGCTGGCGAAAATTGCGTACACCGCCTGGACTGGGCCGTGCCGCGCACGCAGCGCTCCGCGTGGATGGCCGCAGTGGCAGGCATCGGATACAACTCATGGAACGACGTCAGCGACGGCAACCCGGTGGAAATCATGCCGTCTGCAATCACTGCAGCGACCAATTTCGCTCGCCGCAACGGCGCAGTCGGCTACATGTACCGCCAAAACGGCGCCCTGACCGCAACCGTCGATGACACCATGCTCGCCAGCGAGCTGGACCAACTGAAGATCAATTACATCGGCCGCACCATGTCGGCCGGCGCGAGCATCGACTTCTACCAGCAGGGCGTGCTGACTGGCGGCGCATCGGACCTGTCTGCGCTCAACGTGCAGGCGAACGAAATGTGGCTGAAGGCTCGCTGCAAAGCGGCGCTGCTCAACCTGCAACTGAATTCCGGCATCCTCTCGGCCGACATCGACGGCGAAGGCGCGATCTATGCCGTGCTGTCTGGCGGCCCGATTGGCGAGGCGCTGTTCAATGGCGTGATCTCCGTAGGCAAGCGCCTGACCACGCTGCAGCAGCAGGCCATCTACGAGATTACCGGCGACCCGCTGGCATCCATTCAGGTCGAGACGACCGGCTGGTGGCTGGAAGTGCGCGCACAAGGTAACGCCGCGCAATACACACTGGTTTACGCCGTGGCGGACCAGATTCGTCGCATTGACGGCTCCCACAACCTGATCTGAGGCTGATCCCATGGAACTTTACAACACCAGTGCGGGCGGCCTCTCGATTCGGCTCCTGGCGTCCATCAAATTCCCGGTTGGGTTTACCCTGACCGCCCTGGCGAGCGATGCCGATCCGCTCGACTTCCCGTCGATCACCATCGGAGAGGGTCAGGTCAACCTGAACGGCGACCTCGTTGCAGGCAAGACTCCGACCACTTACCCGGTGACGCTCAACATCATTCCGGGCAGCGAAGACGATCGTAACCTGGACATTTTGTTCCAGGCCAACGCGCCGCGCCGCTTCGGACAGATGGATGAAATCACCCTGATCGTCTCCTACCCGGACGGCAGCAAACGAGCTGCGATCAAGGGCATCTGCACTGCCTACAATCCGGGCAAGGGCGTGGCCGCAAACGGTCGCATGAAAACACGCGCTTATTCGTTTATCTTCGCCGAAATCACCGGCAACTGACCGTAACGGCGCTCATCGATGGGCGCCGCACCTTTGCCTGGGGGAATCATGCTGAACCCGAAAGAAGTCACCTTGAAGGACAAGCACGGCAACGAGCACCGGTTCGTCATTTCCGAGCCTCCGGCAACGGTTGCGCGCGAGCTGTTGCTCAAGTACCCGGTAGCCAACACGCTGAAACTGCAGGACTTTTCGGCATCCGAGGAGTCCATGCTCAAGCTGATGAGCTACGTCGGGAAATACGATGCGAGCGGCCAGCTTGTCATGCTGACCACGCGCAGCCTGGTCGATAACCATGTGCCGGATGCGCTGGTGCTGTTCAAGCTGGAGGCTCTGGCCCTGGACCACATGTCAGGTTTTTTCGCAATCGTGCGGAGCCCCGATTTCCTGGCTGGGCTGATTGCGAAAATTCCGCCGTCCCTTATGCAAACAGCGACCCCTTTTTTGCAGTCATTGTTGGCGAAAGGCTCGCAACCTGGATTGAACTCCGGTCGCAGTTGACGATTGAAGAGGCGATGAACCTGCACGAAATCGCCATCACCAACCGATATAACGAATGGGTCGCGATGAAACGCGCCAGTGAGGCCAGATAATGCTGTTGGACGTACTGCGCTTCGTTATCGATGCAGACACGCGCGACGCAGACGGGCAGTTGGCCAGGCTCGATGGCTCGGCCGACAGCCTGGAAAAATCGCTACACAACGTCGACGAGACCAGCAGCAAGGCTAGCCTGTCGCTAAACACGCTAGGCAAGGCGGCTCTCGGCTCGCTGGCGGCCGCTCTGTCGCTGGGCGCTGCATGGACTGCTGTCGTCGGTCGGACTGCTGACATCAACGAGCTGGCGAACGCCGCAGACGCCATGGGCGAATCTGTAGAAAACGTCGACGCATTCGGCCGGGCGATTCAG